CGGAGCCGACCACCGCTGGTTTTATCGCTCGGAAGTACCTTTTTATCATTCATTCTCAAAACAAAAGACAAAAGGTCAATGGTCAAACTTTTGAAGAAGTAAGCAAAAGGGACTACGTGGTTGTGCGTAGTCCCTAATGATACTTCTTGTGCTGTAAAGCCCTGTGGAGGTGTTGTACAAGAAAGGTATTCACTATGAACGTACCCTACAGTGTGTGGTAGTAGAGAACTTTCCCCGGTATTCTCTGCTCCACACTTGTAGACTATCATAAGTGTTACCTCTAATTGCATATTGTCTTTATTTATTTTTAGAAAATACTTGACAAAAGCTTCTCACTGCGTTCCGTTGGATATTATAAATTTGCGCTTCACTATAATTCATATCCTCAATGACCTCTTTCATGCTCATTCCAAAGTAGTATCTGTTCTCTAAGAACGTACGCTCAATGTCATTAGGTATCTTACATATCAATGTCCATAGCTCATATCGTTCTTTAGATAATGTACGGAATTCATTATTTAGGTCACGCTGCGCAGTGTTTAAATTAAGTTGTTGTTCTGGAGTATTAGACTTCTCATCTTGTGCTTCTACCTCTAGGCGTTGCAGATGGGACTCAATGTCCTTCATACGTCTACGGCTATTAAGTAACAGCTGTAGCTTTCTAACTCCAGGATGTGCACTCCCTGTACATGACGATCTACTCATAGGCATGCCTACGATAAATGTGCTGGGGATATATCCTGCTTGTCAGACTTAAGTTCAATCGTAGCGTTCCTACATTGGTCATGAACTGCTAACATCATAGCGTTAACCAATAATGGTAGATGCTCTTCTGATTTAGAAAACTGTTTAGCTACAGCAGTTACTAACTTAGTAGCCATATAAATTGCCGATGTAGGACTTGCATTTTCAATAATGATGTCACAGGTTTCGCCTTCATCGTTAGACTCAACTATAAGTCGCATTGTTTTATCTTCCATAATAGGCCTCCTATACTTCTTGCCATTCTTTTAGAATTTCACTATATCTATACATCGTGATATTAGTAAGCTGATACGCAGCTTCGTTTAAGTTATACCGATTAATCCACGCACGGTAGACATCAGTTAAGTAGTCTTGCAACTCAGCCTTTTGGCTAGGCGTAACCATATTGTCATGAAGGTAGTATACCTCATCACCTTGGTCTACTTCTTCTTGACATCGCTTAATATCATTCCCAATCACTTCATCTACGTTAATATGACCTGGGTATGGTACAGCGCGACCTACTACAATAGTCATACCTTCGCATGGTTTACATTGTGCAGCTATCCAATGTAGCTCTTTTAATGCTTCGTCCCAGGTATCGCACATCATAATATATTCATGACGATCTAATGTGACGTATCCGCCAAACAGTGGTTTCATTTCATCACCTCATTAATGTACCTATCCAAATACCATCGTGCTTTCTTAAGGTCCTCTAGCTTATCGCCTTTAGAACCGGCACGTGTAATATACTTAATAACATTCCCTAGATGGAACGATAGACCTTGGTCCTCGATGAAATCGATAACTTCAATCTTGCCACGGTTATAATGTGACGGATGGTCAATCGCATTAGTGATGCGGTTAGACTTCTTATCAGTGGTAACATCATATAAGTCTTTAACACTATCAGCCGTAATATAAGACTCAGTAGTTTCCGTTTTGGAAATAACTGGAGCTACTTCATTAACCTTTTCAGATTGATTATCGTTAGGCAATACATTCTTCTTAGGCTCATTTAATTCCGCTCGGCATGTTGGACAGTTAACTGCTGGTCTACCTTTCCCTGTTTGCTCAAACATCGTTCCACACCGTTTACATTTTGTAAGGACCGATGATTCTTCTTTAGGTTTTTCCTTTGGCTCTTCTTTAGGTTTATCTTTATTAAGGATAGCCATCAACTCCTCCTTAGCACATTGCTTACAGTACTGCTCATTTTTTTTAGCTAAGAATTTACGATTACATTTAAGACATGTTCTTGCAACTGGCATTGTATAACCACCTTTCTATATATGGTTCATGGCTTTCCATTCTTCTAATGTGAAGATAGCTTTACCATGTTTTTGAGCATATTCAAATTCACCATTACATCCACGACTTGATTGCCAATCTGGACATAGTACTAAAATGTCACAATGACTAAGTAGTCCTATACAAATATCTAATCCTTTCTGGTACTCATCACCAGTTAGGTATACATAGCCATAATTATGGATAGGTGATACGTAGTCATGTTTTACATCATTTAGTACTAAATCACCCATGATCACATCAATCTTTTTACGGTTGCTTTCCTTACCACCAAATGGGTGAGCAACATATACAAGTTTTTTATTCATAGCGTCAACCTTTCACTGTAGTTCTTCTAACGTTTCAATGTGAACCCATATCCCTGTGACTGGGTTCCAATACTTTTCAGTAACTTCACTACACACCTGGGCATCATCATTCCAATAGTTGAGTGAAGTCATGCAATCTTTAAACAATTTAATAAGGTTATCTGTATCAGGCTTAGTGGTTTTCCATTGAGCCTTTTTACAATTAGCCTTACCAAAGCACCATTTGGTAACCAATCTAATTGGTCCTTGTATTGGATCCATAGGAGCATGTGGTACAAGCTCTTCTGTGAATAGCTTCCTAATAGCTTTCACATCTGCCGACTCATAGAACCTTGGTGTACCATTCTTAACAGTCACCCTTTTCTGTTGGTGGGTACCTGTTGGAACTTTACGAAGAGGAATAAAGAATTCAATTACCATTCTTATCACCTCTCATAGCCTGGTACTTTTCATACCTAGCTTTATCTTCGGCTTCCCATACTTCAACAGGAACGCCGAATATACGGTCAGTAATTGCAAACGTTTTAATTTGCTTAGTATTCAGCTCACATATTGGTACTTCTTCAAAGTATCTATCATATAGCTGTATCAATTCATTGTGAGCTATATGGTAATTAGCCAATGGTCTTATACTTTTAAATGGCTTCTTTTCACCACGTTCATACGCCCAGTCATTATCACCAGAAATATAACACCATCCTGTATGCTTAATTCCATCTTTCATGGTTATCCGTAAGCGTACCCATAATTCATTGGGAATCTTATTCACTGTAATTAGATCTGAGGACATATTTACACTTTCCTATTCTATTTCTAATATGCTTAATGTTATTACCAATATAAGCAACTACATCACATTGTGATTTACGTTCTTCAGCCTGCTTATCCATTTTGACTTTATACATTATGTAGCTCACACATTTACCATGACAGCCGACTGTGCGCAGCTCACAATTTTTACATGGAGTTTTCATATCTATTTACCCCTACCCAAACCTTTTTAATTGATTAGTTATAGGAGGCATATGGGTGGGGGAGTCTACGACCCCCACCATATGTACTCCAACTATCAATCAGATTCAAAATTTCATTCACACCTATATATATATATATAAGGTGTGGTGGAGCTATTGTTAACCTATTAATTAATTATCAAGGTTAACATTTTCATTTGAAATAATTTCACCCATCTCAACTTTGAAGATAGGCATTTCTTTCAAATATCTTCTAAGAGTACTTTCAGAGATTTGCATAATATTCATTACTTCATTAATATCAGCTCGTCCACTAAAACCATTCTTAGCAGCAGCGATGTTAAATGCATCGACTAACTGTTGCTTCTTCTTCTCTTTGGCTGATTGCTTAGCCTTGTTCATTCTATTAAGCCCTTTATCTTGAGCATCTTTGAACATAGCCATTGATAAGAAGCCACTATCATCGACCTTATGAATTGGATATTCAAACCATAGATCAACAGGTTTGAACCGAGGGAACTCACGGAGCGTACCTTCCATTCTCCATGCAGTACATTGGCTAGTATCCACTGGAGCACCTTCTAGTTTATTTTCGTCGAGGTTCTCTGCTTCGATTTCTAGTAAGTCGATTAATGCATCTGGGTCTCGAGCAAATACACCGGAGCCGGATGCACGGTCCATAGACCGCTTAGCAGTTTGGTTGCCCTTAGAATGGTGGTGACAATAGATGACTGCGCATTTAAGTTCAGTACATACCTTATCAAATTGGTTACAGAAGTTAGCCATTTGGTCTGCGCTGTTTTCATCACCAGTAATTACCTTGTAGATAGGGTCAATAATGATAGCCTTATACCCTTTCTTTTCAGCTCTACGGATTAGCTTAGGCGCTAATTGGTCCATAGGCAGTGACTTGCCACGTAGGTTCCAAATGGATATGTTATCTAAGTTCTTTGGCGCCTGGTGTAGAGCCTCATACACGTCCTTAAATCGATGCAAACATGACGCACGATCAAGTTCCAAATTTACGTAGAGTACTTTACCCTGTGCACAGTCAAAGCCGAACCACGGTCTGCCTTCTGCTAAAGAGATACATAATTGGATAAGTGCGAAAGACTTACCGGCTTTAGATGGACCAGCAATTAGCATCTTATGACCTTCACGAAGGATACCATCAATTAAGCTAGGTGCAAGCTCCGGCATATTATCCCAAAGTGCTTCTAAATCTTCTGGTTCAGGTAGGTCATCATTGACAGTGGCTATCCATTCTTCCCATTCTTTGAATGACTCTTTACCAATGTTTGTAGCGATTAGAAATTGAGGTTTACCAGCACGCATAACACCAGGCATACGTGATAACCGGCTAGGGTTTTTATTTTGCTTATCAATCTTAAACCCATTTTTCTGCACGATTTGGTATAGGAAGTCTACTCGATTACGGTATTCGTTGTAATCACTTGCATCGATATGTACGATGGCATGGATACTCTTACCACCGCTATATACCATAGCTGCGATTGGTAACTCTAATTGTTCTAGGATAGCCTTCTGCTTTCCAAGTTCCATATTGTCAGACTCGATAAGTGCGAATTTGAACGATGCTACGTTATCATTCTTCACACCTTTTCCATCTAATGCATTAAATCGTATCCATGCACCCGCTTCTTCATCTAGGGTACCTATTGCATCATCAACCTTTTTATTAGCTCTCAGAGCGTCTAAAATTTGATTTTGTGTACGGCCATAACTACCTTTAGTCGGAGATTTGAGCTCAGTGCCGTCCTTATCTTGATGTACATATACAGTATTTACATAGCCAACATAATCATCTGGTTCAAACAATGCTTGAAGGTACTTTGTTAAGTCTTCCACTCGTTGTTCTTGAGGATAGTGCTTTGGAATGTCAATGTCAGAGGCTTCTACCCAGGTCTTATCAATAATTTTGTATGGATCCGGATTAGCCATAACCATAGTTCCGAAAGGAATTGCTGTTGCATCCCATTGAGTACTACGGTTAGATGTCCATCCATTCTCTTTAGCCATCTGAGTGATGGTGGCCCCTGTAATTTGTTTACCAGTATAAGCACCAAACGAATTCCATTTAGCTTCACATTCACCAGGATGGAACCGTTCACCGTCATTAGATGACCATTCTTCCCATACAAACATTGGATACCCTTCATGGTGAAGTGCAAGGCCTACGTTTAGCCATTCTTCGTAGGAGCAATCAACTGGGTCGATAAACTCCAATACTTCTCTTAAATCCAACTTTTTCTGTTCCATTTGCACTCCTTTATGATGGTTGGTATGTCGCAGGTTTAACTCCTTTCGGTATTCTCCAACCACTAGCAATAATTCGGCTTATCATGTTAGAGGCTTGGGTATTAGTCCAAGTACCAACATTTTTAAAGCCTTTATTTTCTAAAAATCTAATTTGCTTTGGAGTAGATAACCCCTCCGCCTTACGTTTGTGTAATCTATCAATGAGCATAGAAGCCTTCCCTGCATCCTCAATGGTGTCTGGATTAAGCCCAAAGTCCTCGATGGTTTTCTTTTGCTTGTCAGTAATACTTGATACTTGCCACCCGAACGTAGGTACATAATGGGTTAGATCCTCAGCTTGAATAGAAAACTCAAATTGTAATGGATCTACTAACTTAGCTTTTTTCTTACGCATTGCTGCAAGCTCTTTAGCAAGTGTTGCTTCACGTTCAGCTAGTACATCACGTTCGGCTTCTGCTTCTGCCGCCTCTAAGTCCATACTTGAAGTTTCAAGTATTTCCGTCATTTTAATAGCCACATCATTAGACTTAGCTATTAAGTGAGCAGGTCTACATAGTGAGTGCTTTTCATAGTGCCATAGGAAGTCGAGCACTAATAAGTGGTCTTTTCCTTCACATAACCTAGTACCTCGGCCAATCATTTGCGTATATAAGGCTCTTGATTTAGTCGGTCTAAGTACGATTACGCAGTCAACACTAGGGCAGTCCCACCCTTCTGTCAGTAGCATTGAATTACAGAGTACGTTGTATTTGCCATTGGCGAAGTCCTCTGTAATTTCATTACGGTCTTTGCTATTACCATTTACTTCGGCAGCATTAAACCCACGTTCAATGAGCATCTTGCAGAACTTTTGACTCGTTTCTATAAGCGGTAAGAATACCACTATTTTTCTATCTTTGTAGTCAAGTAACGTATCTGCAATTTGTTCTAAGTATGGATCTAATACTCTACCAATATCACCGGCTTGGAAGTCTCCAGCCGTTATCTTTACATTAGTAAAATCGATGTGTAATGGTAATGTCTGTACTCGTATCTTCACCAGGTAGCCACTACTGATAGCATCACGTAAGGTGTATTCATAAGCTAGGCTATCGAACACCTTGCCTAAGTTCTGCATATCTGACCTATCTGGTGTAGCAGTAACGCCGAGTATATCGGCCGTGTCAAAGTAATTTAATATAGCTTGATAGCTACTCGATAAAGCATGATGTGCTTCATCGATGATGATAGTATCAAAGTAGGATTTACTAAAAAGAGCTAGCCGGCTGTCACGGCATAAGGTTTGCACAGAACCGACTATGATGCGGTCCCATTTTCCTATGCATGACTGTTCAGCTTTCTCCATTGCTGTAGTCAGTCCAGAGGCTTGCATTATTTTATCTGAGGCTTGTTGAAGGAGCTCTTCACGATGCGCCAGGATTAATACACGCTTACCTCTTCTGACTGCCTCTTCAGCAATTTTGGCAAAACATATAGTCTTGCGTTAACCGCACCCCGTTGGCAACACCAACAGGGTACGTCTGTTTCCTTTCTCCCACTCTGACCATACGGCATTGACTGCCTCTGTCTGATAGGGTCTTAATTCCATTAGAACCCTCCGAAGCTATCTTCTTTAGGTTGAATGAACTTCTTGATTTCATTGGCAGTACCTTGTGTACCGTCATTCTTTTCATATAGTCTGTGACTCAATTCAAATTGACCTGTTTTGCCAATTAATAAGTCAGGGTTTGCTATAAACTTTTCACCTGGTTTAGCTAAACCAGTGGCGATAAAAACGTTGGCCACTTTCCACATCATGGAGGGGATCCAGTACAATCGTTCAGTGACTTTATTTTTACCTTGTGCACCACCGTCAGCCTCTAATGTGATAACTGCTTTAGGTGTGTTAGCCGGAATTTTAGCAGTAGCTGCGTCTGTGTAGCCTTTTTCTACATTAGTAATAACGAATGGATATACGCCTGCAGGAAGTAATGTAAATTCCGTTACCTCTGCTACTACTTCGGAGTTAAAACCTAATGCTTCTGTACCTAATTGTTCAAATGCGCTGCTCATAATCTATTACCTCGTTTCTATTTATTAATGAATTCAACAATTTTGTCCCACATAGGGATAATCCAACCTGTCACAAATGCTGGATCATAATTTTCAAATGGAGTACCTTGAGGATATTTACCACGAGCCACGACTACAGACTGTACTTGGTCTAATGTCACCCCATCCTTAGCCATTAAGTCTTTCAATGGTTTAGGGATAGCTGTTTCAACTAATGGTGTTTCATCTGCTACAGGTTCAGGCTTTGGTTCGGCTTTAGCTTTTGGCTTAGGCTCTACTTTTGGTTCTTCCTTAGTGATGACTTGGCCAGTTTGTTGTTTGGCCGCTTCAACTACTTCTGGTGCGTAGTCCTCAGTGCTAGCATTAGCTAATTCATCAGCCGCAGCAGTTGGTAGTACATCATCAGGAATTACGTGAGCGATTTGGCTATATTCAAATGGCATCACATCAGGCAATCCATGACGGTTCTTAGCGTCCCACGCCGGAGAGTGTGAGGCGTACATCAATCGCTTGCCATTGACTGCCTTTTTCTTATTAGTAGTTGATGTAATGATTTCATTCTTATAGTTTGCGAAGAGCACCATATCAGCCCATTCTTTAATAAGAGGAGAAGTTTGACTACCTGTTTTCTTACCTAGCTTTAATTCAAAGCGATCATATGCACCTAATTCGTCCGGTTGCTCAAACTTACGGATTTGTGTGTGTGCCGTAAGCACTACGTTCATACCGGCATCAATTACTTCATCAAGGAGGTTAAGAAAGCGCCCCATTTCTTCACGTACAAATACATAGCCTGTACCGTAAGGGAACTCTTCAATACCTTTCTTTTGATGTTGAGCACAGATATGTTCCACACATAACTGTTCAGCCCAATCGACGGTATCAATAACTAATGTTTGATAGCCACCTGGCATCATGGCAAATTCCTTTACGAAGGAGATTAGCATTGTCCATGATGTAGGCTTTTCAGTACGAGCCACATCTAAGTGGTCGGTACTGCTTTCTGTATCAATGAATACTGGAGAAGGGAAGTGACTTGCGAAGGTAGTTTTACCAATACCTTCGGTGCCATACAAAACAACTTTTTGAGCACGTTTACGTTTACCTGTTACAATCTTCATTAAAATTCACCCCAATCGTTTTCTACTTTAGGTTCTTCGATTACATCTTCTTTAGGTTTTGTTTTAGCTTTTGGCTTAGTCTTTGTGGGTTTTCCTGTAGTACTGAACTCTTCACATTTAATATGGCCATCTTCAATGATGATTGAGCACTCATCCAGGTTGTTTGTTACGCGGGTCGCGATAACTTGTAACCCCTCTTGCTCTAACCAACCGCCGAACTCTTTCATTGTTTCGAGGTCCATTTGCTCCATTTTGTCCATTAAGACAAACCCACATTTAGGGTTGAGCGCTCTAACGATGGCTGTGGCCACTTTCAGTTGTTCAGCACCACTCATGCAGTCCCATTGTCTGCCATTGTAAATAAGCACGCCTTCCTGAATAGATAGACCAGGTAGTGGCATATCCACAGACTCAAGTAATTTATTTTTACGATCACGAATATCTTGAATGCTATCCGTCAATTCATCATATTCTTGCTTAAAGTCTGCAGCTTCTTGCAAAGCACGTTGCCGTTCTTGGTTAGCACGTACCTTAGAGTTGATTTCATCAACAGACTTAATTTGCTCTTCAAGTTCTGCCGTGGACTCATCTTCTAAGTCTTTTGCTGCAGTAGTTGCAATTTCATAATCTTCTGCTAACTGTGTTTGTTTGGCTTGTAGTTCTTCTAGCTTTTTCTGAGCTTCATCAACCAAGTTATTTACAGTGACCATTTGAGCCTTGATAGCAGATACGTTATTTCGTTTCTTTTGGTTTTCAGCATTCCGAAGAAGGATATCTTGCTGTTGTTTGATAAGTTCAGATGCACTTACAGGTTCATTAGGTGCATCATCATACGCTGGCAACTCTTTAGCGTATTTATCTTTTTGAGTGGCAATTTGCCCTATGGAGTGACGTTTAGCGTACACCTCTTGGTATTCACCTTCGAGTTTCTTTAACTCGTATTCTACGCCCAATAATTGAAGTAGTTCGTTAGCCTTTTCTTTGTCGCTCATTTCCATGAACTTAGGAAGGTCTAAAGCTAATTGCCCGATAAATGTATCTAAAATCTTTTGGCCAGATTTCTTACCTTCTGGATCCAATACTTTAAGAGTGCTATTAGCACCAGTGCGAGTTACCACCAATCCATTGGATAGCTTGACTTCAAGTTTAGGTGGATTATAGCTACCTTCACGTGCTGCACTGGAAGGTTCAAATTTAGCACCACCAAGCGCCCATGCGATAGCATCTAAAATAGATGTTTTACCTTGGCCATTCTTCCCACCTATTACAGTCAGACCATTTTCTGTAGGTTCATAAGATACCGCTTTAACGCGTTTCACATTTTCCAATTCAAAGGAATTGATTTTTATTTTGTCCATTATGTTTACCTTTCTTGTAGTATTAGTAATCTTGTACTTGGAATATTGTTTCTATAGGGACCTTAAGTCCATCTGCAATTAGAACAGCGGTTTTAAATCTAGCCACTTTCTCGTTTCTTAAATAGCTATATAGTGTGACGAAATGTACTCCACATATTTCAGCAGCATCTTTTACTGTTAGCTTTCGCTTAGATAACAACACCTTAAATTCATTAATCTTTAATCTATATCCAAACCTATTCCCCCATGAGTTTTGTTTAATAGTGGTACGTTTGAATATAGAATTAAAAGAGACTCTTAAGCTCTTTGCTATAAGTTCTGCTGTGGATATTCGGCAACAGTCACCACGATTTAGCTTGATAATTCTTGGACTAATACCGACCTCATTACACCAGGTCACAAAGCCGTATATTGTACGTTCATAGACTAATTTCTTTAAATCAAGTCCTTTTCTTAATACAGCCATGTGCATAACGGGATGTGGACCGCTATAGTCTTTCATAACTAATCACCTCACCAAAGAGAACAGTAATTTGCACATTAAATATGGATGCTATGGCTTGAGCTGTATGGAAGTCTACCCTATTGCCAAGTAATAATCTTCGCATAGTAGATTTCGATATCTTAGCAGCATCTTGTATTGACTTCTGAGTTTTAAACTCGTTTGCCTTAGCGTTCCATAATTCATAGAACACATCCTGGCGTAGCCTAAAATTTCTTTCAGTGCGTGCCATACAAACGTTCCTTTAGATACTTAATGCGTTCATGTTGGGTAGCAGATATGATCAACAAGCCACCTAACATGATTTGCATCAAGAACCCTCCGAATGATACTCGGTCAAGTTCTAGAGAACCCATAGCTCCGATGATTAGGATAAAACCAATTACTTTTATTACAGACATCATTCTTGCACCCTCACGTTATACAACTGTTTTTAATATCCATGCGCAGAACGCCAGTCCTGTACCAACGGATATAAAAGTACCAAGTATTAATAGGATAATTCCGAAAAATTCTTTGAAATTAAAGTCCATTTTTTTACCCTCGTATGATTAATGAATGTGAGCTTCTTTGAATTCTTTATCAATTCGGCTAACCGTCCATCCTAGTGTGTTAGCGAGATAGAACCGGAAGCCTTCTTTATCAATGGAGAAGGTTCTGCCTTTCTTGCCCTGGCATTGCCAACATTGTGCGAATGGGAATTTATCCCTGGCGATACATTCTCGTACCGCAGTTAGTGACCAACCGAGAACTGTGGCCATTTGGCATATGGAAATTGTCTTTTTAATCATAGTCACATACTCCTTTATGATGTATAATCAGCTTAAATCGAATTATTTTTGATTGAGCCTCTTCGGTATTTGCGGTACCGAGGGGGCTATCTTTCTGCATATAGTGGCTGACCGTTCTTTCTAACAGGTAAGGTCCGCGCTTTTGTTGGCGGTTCTTTACTTGTCATTCCTAGGTAAGTTGACACTAATGCGATCCTTGCACTAATCAAGTCTGCTACGGTTTGGACTTCTTCCAAGTACCCATTGTCCAGGGTACTTATAATGTACCTATCCAATGCAGCGACTACTGGAGTAATATCCAGTACTTGTTGGTTCATTGTGAATACCTCCGTTATTCATGTAGTACGATATTTCGTGTTAGTCGATAAAAAAAAGATCGTCTAAAGAGTCTTGGATATCTAAAGCATTCTTAATTCTAACTGCTTCGTCAAAGAGTAACGGGGATTTACCACTTAATTTTGCTACTAAGGTCATGTAACGAATACCAGTTTTATTAGCTAGTTCTTTACGACTCCAACCTCGTCTTGCTAATTCAGCGTTTACGTTTTTATACATATAATTCTCACCTCCTAATGTAACGCTATTATATAAACACGATATTTCGTGTTGCTATGGCTTAATTGTAGTACGATATTTCGTGTTAGTCAAATTTATATTTGTTTAAGTTTTATAAATACAAAAGTTATATTTATTAAATACATAATTTAAATACGATATTTCGTGTTTATGTATTGATATATCGTATTTGAGTTGTTATAATTAGATATAAGGTAATTTAGTTAGGAGTAGAAGAAATGACTAGAGAAGAATTTTTAAAGAATAGTATTTTAGAGGTTGATACTATTAAAGGCTTTGCCGCATCAATAGATATGCCATACACTACCCTATTATCTATCCTTAAGAATGTGGGAGGTGCATCTATTGATAACATTCTTAAGATTTGCAAGGGGTTGCACATATCTGCAGATTACCTTACTACTCTTGAGGATGGGGCAAGTCAATTAGATGCTGTGGATTTAGATTTAATTGCTTTGCAACGTAATTATAAGGCGTTAGATGATAATTATAAAAAAGAACTAAACTCTTATGCACAGTATCTACACAATAAACAGGGAGGAAAAATGCCAGAGGATGATGATATCGACTAAAGAGAAAGTAATACAGACTGCTAATCGAATTAGGCCACTATTAACTGATGAGTTAAAATTAACTGCAAGACCTATTCTCACCTACTTAGTTAATAACTATAACGTTAATATTATGACGTACAAAGAAGTAGAGCGTGATTATCATATCGGACAGTATAAGTTAAGGGGACTTACGCAATCTGATGATGCAGTATCTTACTATTTACCATCAACTCATCAGTTTCATTTACTGTATAATTCGGAAGTATTAAAAGAACGTAAGGTTTGGAGTATTTGCCATGAGGCAGGTCATATTATTCGTGAACATCAAGTATGCTGCCCTAATGGTTCTGATAAAGAACGATCACTCATGGAATGGGAGGCCAATACATTTGCACGAGAGCTACTTGCACCTACAGCACTTGTCTATGGTGCTATTGCTAAGTTCCGCAAAGAACCGGCTACAAGACAGGACTTATACTTTATGTATAGGCACTTATTTGGCCTCAGTAAACATGCTTCATCCTTAGCAAGTAATATAGTATATAATGAGAGACCGGAAATAAATCCAGACATACTGCAATATTATGGGGATAAATTAACTGCCATATTCCCATTTATTAAAACAAGAAGAGAGTATGAAGAGTTATTAGCGTGTATTACTCGAACTGAGTACGATACGTTCAAGTATGCTAGAGATTATTTGGATACATTTAACCCGATTGGAAGAAGTTGTATTCTAGCTAAAATCTAAGGAGGCTCCGCCCATGACACCTAAACGCACCATACTAATAATATTAGGAATAATCATCATATGTGTTTTTGCTGTTTTTATGTTACGCCCTTCACCATCTATCGAATTTAAGGACGAGGTAGTCCTAGGCCAGACTACTACACAGGTGGTACTAGAGGATTGGACGATACTATTTGCTACAGGCGGATATGACTCTAAAATTACATTAGATAATGGTAAATCTGTAGATGCTAAGTGGACAATCGTAGAGGATGTACCACCTAGCTATCGGCTAGATATGTTCCCTCACTCTTTCTACCATCACCATATCTACATCGCACCTGTACAGCCAGGTGTGGCCAAAGTTATGACTGAGCTAAAGCCAACAGTTACCTACTATCTTGGCGGTCAAGAAAAGCAGATTAAACTAAAATAACAATAACCCCCTATCCAATGTATAGATAGGGGGTTCGTTACAAAAAATAAAGCGACACCGAATTAACGATGCCG